AAGAATTTGAAGTTGACGATTTTTACCTGGATGGCGACCGAGCTACCGGCGTCAAAGTCTAACCGCTGTTCCACCACTACAAGGAATGAAAATGAAAAAAGTCAAGATCAATATTGCAGTGAAATCGGATCTCAGTAACACCACCGCCGACTTTGAAAGCGGCATTGCTACAGCACCTAATCCTGCAACGCCGCTCCAAACGCTCATTGAAGCAGCCTGCCATCTGGCTCGCATTGCGGAGGTATATGAAGGCGCTGGCGATGTTTTGAAGCTGGCTGTAGGTGATGCTGTAGAAGGCGTCAAAGAGCGCAAAGCGAGCGCAGCATGAACCGCTCAACCATCACACCAATGGATGCCCTGCGCCGCTGCGTTGAAGCGATGAAGCTGATCGACTTCGCCGACTGCAAGGACGAGCGCGTATGGCAGGCTATCGGGGATGCGCAGGGGGTGGCAGAGGGCGCGCTGCGCGACTACGTGGAGCAGGAGCCAATCGGCACACTGGCGCGCGGCGATGACTCGATCCTGTTCACGCCGCTGTATGACTTTCATGTTTTCGATGGCATGCATGTTTACATTTCCCCTGTCGACACCCAGCCATCCCATACCGCACTCGGCGACGAAGTGATCGCAGCGCTTGATGCAATGCACGCTGGCTGTAATGAGAAGTCGTGGATCGGCTGGCAAAATGGCGATGGCGAGGAAGTCGGTACGCGCCTGCAAAAGGCTATCAATGCATACAAGGCCGCTGCCCCATCCATCGCAGCGCCAGCAGAGGTGGAGCGGGATGCGAAACGGTATCGATTTCTCTGCGAAAACGCGCATCGCATGCACATAGACCTCACCGATTCGCAAGAGTTCATCAACAAACAACTTGACGCCGCTATCGCTACTGGAGAAAAGCATGACAAATGAAGAATTGAAAGAACTTAAAGCATTTGTTGAAGGAAAAATTGTTGAAACCGGTCTAAGGTTTATCGGAAGTTACAGTATAGGACCGCATACCATCCTTGCCCTTATCGAGCATATTGAATCCATCGCTGCTGATGCTGAAAGGTTAGACTGGCTAGAGCGTCGAGTCGTCAGCGTGTATCACGCGCCACATCACAGCGCGAATCACATGTTTGCGGCTTCACATAACGGGCCGAATGGCAACGGCCCAGACCTGCGCAAGAAAATTGATGCCGCTATCTTAAAGGAAAAAGCATGAGCTGCAAACACGGAAACCACGAAGATGCCTGCGATATCTGCGAAGAAATTTCCGCCGCATACGAATCCGGCTTGGCTGCTTGCCTCGCCGCTCCCTCAGTCGCCAATGGGGCGGCAGAACTACCACCGCTGCCTAAAGCTGTCTACAAGCTTTCTAAGGATGGCTTGCCGATGTTCTACGATGCCGATGATATGAAAGACTACGCCCGCGCCGCTATCGCTGCTCAGCATAAGCCAGTAGTGGCGATGACGGACTCGAAGCTGATCGAAGCACTGCACGAATTGGCGCTGCTGATGAGCGATACCATTCGCGGTGAATATGAGCCGGACTCGTTCACCTTGCAGCCGGCAGTTCATGCTCTGGCGGCAGTCGGCATCGAGTTCCCCGACGATGACTACCTGCTGACGCAGCGTGAAAGCTGCGTTGTAGTTCCAGTCAAGCCTAACGCCGCCATGCTCAAGGCGATGGCCGAAAGCCGCGCCGTGGATGATGAAGGGGAATTCCCTGCGATGCTCGACCTACTGGATTTCAGCGGAGAGAACAAGATCCGCACCGTGCTGGAAGCTGCCTATGTCGCTGCCCTGGCTGCTCATGCTGGGCAAGGAGCGAAGGAATGAGCGCCAAACAAAAGATGAACATGCGCACGCCGGAAGGCATCAAGGAAGCTGAAGATGATTTGGCATCTTTTGAAAAGCAGATTGCCGAATCTTCAACCGGCCATTTGTTACCGTGGGGGCTGCTCATCATTAAGCGCCAAGATGCGATTGATCGAGCAAAGAAGCGTCTTGAAATGGAGCCGACATGCGCATCGTAGACGACTGCCCTGTATCCGTATCGCCGATGACTGACGAGGTGCGGCGCGACTTGAAGGACGAGCGCGACAGCGAAGCATATCAGGCGATGTACGATGAAGTTTACGACGAAATGTGCGGATATTTCTTCGACTGGGAGCGCGAGACTGGCGCTAAACCTGATGGTGAAAGCGTGCACAACGAAGCCCTACGCCGCCTCCTCAATGGCTGACATCATCTACCACGTATGGGCGGCTTGCATCATCGCTGTTGTTTTGGCGGCGTGGAAGAGGAAATAGTTTGCGCAATACATTGTTCTGTGCCATGATTTGTGTTCTGAATTCTGTTGTGGTGATGGTTTCAGAGAAGAACGGAAGACCCATGTGGTCGAAGCAGAGTTTCGCAATGCCAGTCATCCGTTCTGGTTTTCCGATCACCGCCTCTGTTTCGACCACATGGGTTTTTTTATGAATGTTTTGCAATACCTGCAAACTAAATACAAGGCAGAAGTGCCTATGTCTATTACCAAAGCTGAAGCTATAGCTTTTGGTATTCCTTATCCACTTAAGCCAGGTTGGCTAGCGAAGCATGGCCCGCGTGAAGTTACGCCGTACATGATGGGAAAAATTAAGGCAGGGCTGGAAGCAAAAGCTAAAAAACGTGCAAAGAAAGGCAAGTCACTTTCGCATTATCACAGTGCTGCGCTTGATATCATCATTGGGAAAAGTGGTCCTGTGAGTTACCCAAGAATTGCTGCTTATGTGCCGCCTCCAGCTCAACCACCTAAGCAGCGATACGTGGACCCGAACAGTCCTGAATTCTTGACGAGTTATGCATGGCGTACTTTGCGCATGCAAGCATTGAAACTTTACGGCGCAATATGCATGTGCTGCGGCGATTCTCCGCAAAACGGCGCAGTAATGAATGTAGACCATATCAAGCCTCGTAAGCATTTTCCAAATCTTGCTTTGGATATTGATAATCTTCAAATACTTTGCGGAGCTTGCAATCAAGGTAAGTGCAATTGGGATGAAACAGATTGGCGTCCCACCGAACCAGATGGAGAGTGTTACGACCCACTGGACCAAGTTAAAGAATTTTTGAAAGGGTTTTGAAATGAAGCCAACCAAAGAGGAAATAGCCGAGCGCCTCGATAAAGACAAAGCGCGGCGTGAGGAAAAGCCAACGGATATCTGGCGGCCGACGATCACAGAACGAGAGCAGCAAGAACGCAAGCAGCAAATCGACCGTGGCGAACTGCCATTTTGATGTAGTACCAACCTAGGAATAGCTCATGGAAAAGATTGCCCCTGCCTTCATCAAGGCAAAGAAGGAATTCGGCCCAGCGCTGAAAGACCGCACAAATCCCGCGTTTAAATCGAAGTATGCCGACCTTGGCGCTTGCCTGGATGCGGTAGATGACGCTCTGCTCAACAATGGCATTGCTGTCATGCAGGAGACGTTCCTTGACGAAAGAGGCGTGACCGTCGAAACAGTGTTTATCCACGAGTCAGGCGAAACGATTCGCGGCGGTAAGCTGCATGTCCCGGCCTCCAAACAAGATCCTCAGGGCTACGGTTCAGCGCTTAGCTATGCACGCCGTTACTCGCTGATGGCGGCTTGCGGTATCGCTCCTGAAGATGACGACGGCAATGCAGCATCGCAGCCAAAACCTCAGCAGAGCAAGCCAGCCTCTAAGCAGCCTCAGGAAGCGCCTGTTGACATCGCCATGCTGAAGAGCCAGCTAGACGCTGCAAACACGCTTGAAGGCCTCAAAACAGCCTTTGGCGCGGCATGGAAAGCCAGTCATGGCAATGCCGAAATCAAAACCCACTACGACGCACTCAAATTGAAAATGGAGCAAGCATGAACATCATCTGTGTAGCCGGCCAGCTTGGCCGTGATTCTGAGTTGCGTCACCTTCCTAATGGCGATGCCGTTCTTGGCTTTAGCGTTGCTGACGACCAAGGCCGCGAGAAGCCTACTATCTGGTGGAATTGCTCTCTGTTCGGCAAACGCGCCGAGTCGCTGGCGCAATATCTGACAAAGGGCCAGAAAGTCACGGTAAGTGGACAAGTCACCGAGCGCGAGTACACGAACAAAGACGGCGCGAAGGTCAAGGCCCAAGATATTCGCGTGCAAGATGTCGCTTTGCAAGGTGGCCCTAAGCAGTCCGAAGATGTACCTTACTAAGGGGGGGAAGAAAATGATTGACCTATCAACCCTATCGCAAGAAATGCTTATAGCACGCGGGAGCTACGCAACCGTAAGGTCGGCACATGAGGACAGTAAGAAGCAGCTACAAATCCACTGTGGGCAGCTTGGCAGCGTTGCAGCGCAGGTTCTGCGGGCTATGCAGCCTGACAACGATGGTGAGCCGGCAGACATTGATGGGTTGCTTGCTGCTGGGCATAACGCACTGAATTTAATGGAGATGATTTCGATGCAAATCCAGTCGCTTGCTGCTCAGCGCGCCGAACTCAAGCCGATTGCGTGGCCTAGGAAGTAGCCATGCCATTGCCATCTAACACACAAGTAACCACAGCCCCTGGCAAGTCGTGTAGGGGCTGTATCTGGGAGAATGAGCATTCATCGGTCTGCCACGAGGTAGCGCGTGTGGCTAGGCTGGCAAAATTGCCAGATTGTGAGTATTCCAACCTAATCTACGTGCTAAAGCCCATTGATGAGCGGCAGCTAGAACTGATACCAAAGGAATCGAAATGACCCTAGCCGAACTGATGCAACTACGCAGCGACCGAGACAACGGAGTGCTGCTCTGCCGCAAGACGATTGACGCGCTGATTGACCATGCGATTGCGCGGGAGAAGCAGCCAGTAGAGGTGGAGCGGGGTGCGCTGTCTTTCGGCTATGAAGGCGGTTGCGCATACACAAGCGAAATTGGTGGATCGGTGTCTTTGCATTACCAAACTGGCGAGCAAGCCGAGGCCGCATTTGTCGCAATCACTGACATCATTGATGCTGCAATCACCTCTACCAAGGAGTAATCTAATGGAACCGACAACGAATGAAGAATGGGCGGCACTGTGCCGTGCGCAGATCGAGACGATAGAGCGCCTGGCCACCGCCAAGAACACCGCCGAGCAGCGCGTAGCCGAGCTGTCGAACCTGCTGGTGGTCAGCGAGGTTGCGCGGGCGGCGATTCCCGCGCAAACGGGAACGCCAGCGGTGACGGTGGATAGCATCGAAAGCAAATTTTCTCAGTTCTGGAGTTACATGTTCGCATGGGGTAACGCAACGCCCGGTGAAGACGCAGACAAAAAAGCAGACGAGATTGTCAAATACATCAATGCCCACACCGCGCAAGCAGTGGCGGCAGCACGCGAAGAAGGTAATACGCAGGGCTGGGTAGAGTGTGAGGCTGATATGCAGCCGGAATTTGATGCAAAACTGGCTGCCAAGCAAGCCGAGATTGACCGCCTGATGCTGGAGTTCTGCCCTGCTGAAATGTCGGCCGAGCAGATGGCAACGTGGGAATCGCATCAAAAAGCCGCCCCACAGCAGCATGCGCAAGCAGATGATGAACTGCCGCCATTAACTATGGCCGTGTACGGAACGCGCGATCTGCTGGAGCAAGAGCGCGAACGACGGGCAACCGGGAATGCGCAAGCGGCGCTGAGCGATGAGCAGATCGTAGCTCTTGCCGCTGAAAGTGGAGTGTTCTGCACCATGCCTCAAGCTGTGGCCCTTGGCCGCGCCATCCTCACCGCCAAGCCAGCTGGAGAATCAGCATGAGCGCCAGCACCGCGATTAAGACGTGGAAAGACCGCATGGCAGATCGCTTCGGCGTAACATTGGTGGCTGGAATGGGCGAGAAGGTCGAATCTATTTCAGGTGAGTACAAGAACGCCGAAATCGCCGAGCTGCGGACAGCATTGGAAGCGGCAGAGCAGAAGCTGGCGCAGCCGGATATCTGGTGCGATGCGGCGCTTGCGGCCGTAGAAAAGATTCGCCCAGTAACTTGGACTATAAACCGTGCTGATTTCGTTGATGGGCCAGACTATAAAGGAACTGAGGCAGAACACTGGAGCGTAAGCGTAGAAGATCATCCCGATGGAATGTTCCTGTACAGGCATGAAGTAATAGCAGTTCTTAAAGGCGGCGAAGCGCGGCCACTGCCAGTGGGATAAGCCATGAAGAAGACAATGATTTCCGTCGAGGTAAATCTTACGTTGCCAAAACTACGAAGGATATTTGTGCATGTGCTTAAGCCACTTCCAGGCGGCGGATTCGACTCTTACTGTGGACCGCCTCCTGACCTTCGGGTAAGTGTGGCTGACGCAATTGCAGCAGCGAAGCCGCCCAGCAGCCTCGCCAAGCAGATTGCAGACGCGCAGGCCGAGTACGATAGCTGGTCGCCCGAGAAGCGCGCCAGCGTGCGGCTGGAAGGCTCCAGCGACTTGCGGCCAAAGAATTGATATACCATCTTGCAACACGCCGCCGGGTCGGATCACCCGGTACAACTTGAAGGAGTATTTCCATGTTCAAACGCACCATGAAATTCGCTGCCGACCTGCTGGCCGCTTCCGTCGTTCTCGCTGCTTGCGGTGGCGCGCAGGCCCAGGCACTCGCAAACTCCAGCGTCGTCACCGGTCCTGGCTCCACCATGGACATCAGCACCGCCCGCTATATCGATGTCACGCCCGGCGCGCAGACCATCACCGATGCGCGCGGCGTCGTTCACGCAGTAAAACTGGTCAACCCATCGGCTATCACTGGCTCGGAAGCTTTCAAGGGCTATGCGTGGTACGCGCAAAACAAAGCTATCAACCTCAAAGGCTCCATAAAGGTAGACTGCCAAAATTCGGCAAGCATGATCGACTGGGTGATTGGCGCAGCGGAAGTGATCCCGGACGGCTGCGAACGTCAAAGCCAGGTGCAGGCGGTATCGCGTCGTTGAGCCGGCGCTTTACATGGGAAGCCCGCTGTTACGCGGGCTTTTTTTACGCTACACCTTTTACCTTCTCCACTGTTCGAAGGCCACCAAGGCCCAGCATTCCAAGCAGGATCGTACTCATTTCGGTGAAGTCGAATTCAGGCAGCGTAATTGGATGGCCGGCCATCGCCATAAGTACTACAGCAGAAGGCCCGACAACGAACTTGAAAGCGAATGCAGCGCCGCAGATCCAGCCTATTGCTGGCCTCCATCCCGCTACAAAGAGAGATGTGCTGGCAGCCTCAACCTTATTCACTTCCATCTGACCAGTTGCTAGTTTCAGGTCAGCATCGAGTTGTGCGAGCTCGCCGTTTTGCGCCATCTGCATCAGCTTCAGCTTAGCATCGTTGGCAGCAGCAGGATCTGGGAAAAACTTGTCAAGAATGTTTCCCAGTAATGGGATAAGGGTCGGCCACATCAGAATTCTCCTTCGCGCATAACTTTAGCAAGGCGCTGCGCACGCTGCCCAACTTGTACAGCCCATTTGCTGTTCAGTAGCTCAGCAGCAGCGGCATCAAAGCGGCCGGCTTGTGCATAGCTTAGGAAGTTCTTGAATCCGAGTAGGCGCGGAGCACCGAGATTGAAGCAAAGATTCGCCATGACGTTCTGCCGCGCATCGTTCAATGTCTTCCACCATGGGGCTACGCGGTCAAGCTCGCTTGCGGCAAGGGCAATGTCATTCTCAAGCATCAGCGTGATTTCGTCTTCGCTGAACGGTCGGTCTGTCAGGTTACGACCCACGCCACCTGTTACCTTACCAACGGTATCGGTATAGATTCGCGAGCGCTTGCCTTCATCTATGAGTAGCTGCGCCTTGAGTTTTTCGAAGTTCATTTCATTCTTCCTCTAGCAGGTCAACGCCCATATCGTGTGCTTTCTCTCGAAGCAATCGCCCACGGATCTTTTCATTTTCACTCTTGATCCAGTTAAGACGCGCTAGAACGAGGACGCCTATCAGGCCGGCGAATACCGCCAATGTCGAGCCTAAGCCGGTAATCCACTGCTGGAGTGCTGCTAACCCTGCCGCTGTGCTATATGCAGAAACAGCAGCAGTAGTTTTCGGGCTTTCTAGTACGCGCTCAACGGCGCTTTGAAATTCGCTTTGCCAGTTCATCATTTCGTTTTTTCCTTCGCGAAGTAAGAACGTCGACTAACAGCGCCGCGAACCAAATCACGCCAGTGAGAATAGTTAAACACATCGCCTCTGCCCATGAGTAATCTAATGGCAAACACATAATTAAGCCCCGCAATCATCAAGTTATAGATGGTTGGCGGGTACTCGGCCATATACAGCGCAAAACCTAGCGCATTTGCGACAATAGAGGCGATGCATAGGGCTTCCATGTCACGGCATAATTTACCACTCAAGTAGGCAGAGCAAAAATAGTACATTGCCCAGTCTACAGTTGCTGCGCTCCCGAAGTAGGCCATGTCCCAATATTCACCAGCCGGGCGTGCGCTGATAACTGATGCAAAGGCATAGCCCGTACTCAGCGAGAGACACCATAGCGACAATCGGTCGCGCAGCGTGTTCATTTCTTCGGCTTAGTGGCCGGTTTCTTCGGCTTCGGAGGTGGTTTAGTTGGGCCATCGCCGCCGGTTGCTTGGTTGATATACATGATGATTCCTTTTAAGTTAAAGTGATGCAAGTTTACACGAATTATTTTACATACTGTGCTGCTTGTTGATTGTGGAGTGATTCTGCATAAGCATCTGCCTGATCCGGTGTTTTGAATATACCCAAATGTCGTCCAGTTTTGCGATATTGCTCAATAGCTTCCCTATCAGACATTATTCGACCATCGTCACTGACTGTCGGAATTAGAACCTCACCACGATCAGTACCTATGGACATTGAACGTACAGTGCTAATCGATCCATCTTTGTTTTTAACTGTTGGACGATTGTTAAGATTGATATTTCCTTTTTCGATAAGACCATCGTCCTTATTTTTGCCTGGAATATTGAAGATATTGGGTGAAATGTTATAAGGCATGGGTGTACGGGGTATTGCGTTTGCAGGCAATACTGGAGCAATCGGTGCATTAATAGCTGCAATGGGAGCGCTGCGGTACATCAATTGCTGATACTCCGGACTTTGCAACAACTGCTCAAGCTGACTCGGAGCTGATGGCTGAAGACGATTCTGTACAAAGTTGGACAATGTAGCGGCCCTAGCTGCTGGGCGAGCAACAACACCAGCCATCAATGCAGGATTTGCCGTAATGGCGCTAGCAGTGCCAAGAGCGCCAAAGTCCAGAGGGCTAATGCCTGGCAAGCTACCCATGCGCTCAACTGTCTGCGCCGCCTTGGGGAATGCATTGGCAAACTCAGCGATAGTTTTCAGTTCACCGGATAGCGGCCGCCCTTTCTTCAAGGCTTGCGCAAGTTTGGCGGCATCAACATTCCCGGTCGCAGGGTTAAGCGCTTTCTCAATGTCGTACGTCTTCGCCAGCGTCTGCCGTGCGGCGCGATATGCGTCGAGCGTGGTCGTGTCGCCTACTTGAGTCAGGTTACGGTCGATCAAGTCTTCCAGAGCGCTAGCAATGCCGTTCTGTGCCTTACCTAGCGCTCGCTTAGCAGGATCCATAGCTGCCTTGTTCACGCCGGCATCTGCACGGAACTGCTTAATCGCTTCGATGGTAGGCTGAGCATCGAACTGCGGGCGAGATTTCAGGCCCTCAACGAGTTTATCGACTTCATTGTTGATAAGCTCAGGGAAGTTGTTGCGCATCGCCGTGCTGTTCGCTCCAGCCTTATCCAGCGCCGTCAAGAACGTTTGGTCTGCCTGGAATGGAGCGGATTGGCCGAGAACGTCATAGGCAGCATTCGCTTGCTGACGAACTTGTTGCAGGCCGGCCGGCGTCAGATCGGCAGCGCCAATCGCATTACGCGCTAGCTCGTTGCTGATGACTTGATTCTTCGCACTTGCATTCTGCGCAGTGGTGATCTTCCCTGAGAAGCCCTCAAGAGCGCGATTTACCAATGATGGCTTGGCTTGTGTAGGCGGGATCACATATCCAGCAGCGCGAGCCTTGGCAATCTGATCCAGCGTGTTTTGTGGAGGCGTCACTCCAGATAGAGTGCGGCCAATGCTGCTACCTACCTTGCCAGCAGCCATCAACGTAGGAGGTAAGGCCGCACCGATCATTGCGCCAGTGCCGGCATCTTCTGGGTTGACAAGTCCAGCAGCAGCACCGCCAGTAATCGCGCCACCAAGCGAGCGAGTGCCAAGATTAGCCAATGTCCCAGCGATACCAGGAGCTTGTGTGCCTGCGCGCATGCCGCTAGTTGCCAGAGCCTCTACAATGCCAGGCGCTAGCCCGACACCACGTGCGCCTGCTGCCAAGGTACTGCCAACGCCGGCAGTTCCTGCGATTTCACCGCCGATCTTGCCGAGACGATAGCCTGCCGAAGTCGGATCAGCGCCAAGTTGCGATAAGCCGGCGTCAATCTTTTGGCGGCGATCACGGTTAGATTGCAGGCTCATGCCTTTACCAGAAAGCGCATCAGATGCCACATCAAACGGAGCAATCAGCGTTGAGCCAATCGAGCCAGCACCACGCACAGCGCCAGCAGCAGCATTCGGCAAGAACATAGCCAAGTCACGGCCTGCCGATTGACCTTCATTCTTGGCTGCGCCCGCACGGTCAGCCGCTACCTTTGCCTGATATTGCGCCGCTTCGTCCGCATATGGATCGGCAGCTTGAGTTGGTGTCTTAGCCATTTTGAAAGAACGCTGCGCATATACCAGTACTTCGTCTTGACTGGCATCATCAGGGGCGTTGACTTTGTATTTCTGCCCATCAGGCGCGGTTATTTGGTAGGTTGCCATTTCAATTCACTTTCTCGATGCCCCAAGCGCCCTTGCCTGGTTTATTGGAAAGAACATCAGCCGCCAATGGAGCGCCAGCGCCAGCCCGAACCTTGAGCGATTCGATATACAGCGGGATCGAGTCCATCTTCTGTTTGATAACGGCATTGCTGTCGCCAATCTGCGGTGTCAGTTCGCGCTGCTTCTGCAATGCTTCGTCCTTGTTGACGCCAGCACCAGTAGCTGCACGAAGCAACGCTTCACCAAGCGATGAAGACCCCTGCAGGAACTTTTGCCGCTCTTCACCGCGCATCAGATTTGCACCACCTGACACGCCGGGGATGGCACCGATAATATCGTTTATGCCAGGCTTCGCTGCGCTAGGGTTTGCTGCCGTTGCCGCCTTCATGTTGGCGAAAGCATTCTCTGCCTGAACCAGCCAGCCAGTCGCCTTGCCCTGATCTTCGGTGAGCTTGGGTCCACGCGTAGGGAGCCCTGCCAAGGGCGTCAATGTGCCATTTGGAGCCGCAGCGGTAGGGCGCGATATGAAGCCGCCAGCCTCTTGATTGAAGGTAGGAGCTAGCAGAGTATCGAGGGCATTCTGCCGGCTAATATTCTGTCCACGAATCGTTGCCGCTACCTGTGCTACAGAATCAGGAGATTGGGTGTTTTTCAGACTGCGAACTGTTGCACCAGTATATGGATTAGCCAGTTCTGTTGCGCCGCCAGTATTGATTTTTTCCAGTTTCTCAGCCACCTCCAATGGCACAGGCGAGCCGCTTGTACCATCTTCAAAATATGGTGCGTATAATACTTTTCCTTCTCGCTGTACTTTCTGCCATTCTTTTACCTTCGGCTGGAACTTGAGCGCAGCAGCCTCTTGGGCATCAGCTTCAGCACTGAACCCTGCATTACGCAACTGCTGGGCCATCGCAAGCCGTTGTTGGTAGATTCCGCCATTTTGCGCACCTGAGTTTTGCATTGGCGATGGCTGAAGCGAGTTCAACAGATCGGAATTTGACTGCGTTGGGGCAAGGTTATTACCCATTTCTGGCGGCGTTTGAATTGCATTTTGGATTCCGCCAGAACCTTGCTTCATATAGAACTGACGCAATTGTTCTGCGCGGTCACGTGCGGCTGTCTGATTCGCTAGATCACTCTTTGCATCGGCGATCTTCAATCCGGTTAGCTGCGCAATCTGTGCAGCTTGGTCCTCTTCCATCTTGCGCTTCTTCTGCGCATCAATGGACTGCTGATACGCGCCAAGGCCACCGCCGAGGATCTGACCGAAGCTCGTAGGCGTGCGCGATGGCCCCGACTGTTGCAGGATTTGCGCGGCAGCAGCCAGAAGGCCCTGATTCTGCTCCGGGCTCAGGTTGGTCAGGCTATCAAAAATACCCATGGTTCTCTCCTTTACGACGTGAACCAATCGTTATTGGCGTAGTCCTGATTGGTGCCGATGCTGCCACCGCCGCTATTGCTGCTCTTGAACTGGTTGTACAGCCCCAAGCCAGCCGACGCGCCGCCCACTAGGTTGCCAAACGTGTTCGAGTACATCGGAGAACTGCTATTGGAACTTCCACCGTAGCCAGCCAGGCCACCAAGCGCACCAGTCCCTTGCAACAGCTTGTTCCAGTCGGCGTTCTGCGCGTTCGTGCCATATGCCGCTGCTTGGCCCAGCAGACCCGAACTCAGGCCAACGCCAGCGATATTGCGTGCATCATTCTGCCCGATGGTGCTCAGTTGCGATTGCAGGTTGGCGAGGTTGACACCTTGGCGCAGGCCGGCGTTCGTCGTCTCAGCGTTCTGGAAGGCGTTTTGATTGGCGAGGCGCGCTTGCAGGTCTTGTCCCGACAAGCCTTGCAGCGCCGACAACGAGCGATTCTGTCCGGATTCGTAGGCATTGGCCCGCGCTCCAGTGTTCGCCACCGCATCCGCTGCACTGTATTGCCCCAGCGCGTTCTGCTGTGCGCGGCCGAAGTCACCCAGTGCCTTACCTTCAGCGATACCTTGGCGCGAGCCACCGAAGCCGCCAGCAGCGATTGCACCGCTACGGATACCTGGCAGGACATTCTCTTGCAGATTGCGCGTGGAATCTTGCTGGAGCTGGTTGAATGCTTGGCGCGACTGGTTCGACCCAGCAGCAAGCGCCTGATTCAGGTAAGGGTTGTTGCCTGGGTCGCCATCAATGAAGCGCTTGTAGCCCTGCGACAGATCGATGTTCGCCGAGCCGCTTTGGCTTGGCAGCCCCAACAGGCTAACATTCACTCCTTGCGTGTTGGCTGCTTGCGGTGCAGCATTGACGCTCTCTTGCAGCCGCTGGGCGTTCTGCTGGCTGCGATTGAATGTGTCAGCTCCCCAGTTACCCAAGTAGCTGTCGATGCCCTGTCCAAAGTTCTTCAGGCCGCCGCTTTGCCCCTGCTGCGCTTGTGCAGCCACCGACTGCGCAAGACCACTAGGATTGGCACTCGTACCATACAAGAGCGCTTGCAACGTTGGGTCAATTTGCTGCTGTGTACTTTGCTGGGATGACCCACCCTTACCGCTCTTGGCCGCGCCATATACTGCGGCTCCCGCTCCAATCCATGCTGCTGGCATAATTATTCCCCTTGCAATTGTTTATCAAGCGTCCAGCCTTCTGGACTCCATGGGCATCGGTCGCCGCGATCACTATGAATACATACAATCATGACGATGTGGTCTGTATCACCTTCATTGATAACGCCATGCATAGTGTCGTTCTTGAAGTAATGCACATCGCCAGCTTTCTGCACCATGCGCTCATCGTCATAGTAAAACGCAGCTTGCGGATTACTTTGCAGGCATATATTGTATTTATCATAAAACTCAGGGTGCCAGCCATTATCAACATGCGGATAAATTTGCTTGCCAGGAGCAAGACGGTAGATAAATACCGCGCCAAGCATTTCACCATTTACCCGGGCCATCAGGTCAAAGCAGAACGGCTTTACCGATGGGAGCATATCAACGCTCTGAAACCATACAGGGGTATGCTCGTCGCTGTAATTAAGCCAGTTTCCTGATTCAAGGTGCGGTCGCTCATCGCGGGAGCGCAATACGATATCGCTGGTTTCATGATGAGGTCCGAATTTCGAGAGGCGCATGGGATTCTTATCCCAAAGATACGCATTGCGCTGCAACTCCAATAGGAGCGGCATGACATCAAGGCCGGCAGCGATTTGAAGAAAATTCTTCATTGCGTCAAACTTTCGTCAATTTTCTCTGGATCAGTTTCATCGGTAACATGCGTACAGAACCACACAGAATCCTCAATCGCGGTGATAACGTGCTGCTTGCCAGCTTCTACCATCAGGTAAGCCGGCGCACGGTGCTCGGTCACTATACCGTCTATATTGAGCAATACATGTCCTTTCGCCAACTGGCTATGATGGTCAAAATCATGAACATGTTTCCCGACGTTTTCACCTGCTCGGATTACCATGCGCTTCGTGTAAAGGCCATCACAGAAAAAGTGAGTGACTTGCAATGCAGCTTCAATTTGTTTTTTATCGGTAATCATCAGAATGCCTTCCATATCGAGCCATCGAACCAAACAGGCTTGCTTACGCCAGGTCCGACTGGTGCCCAGGTTGTACCGCTGCAAATGCGTATATCACCAGTGCGCGGCTTTGGAGGGGCGACCGTCGTGATATCCAGATGCCCAGCAGCCAGCGCGTTGAAAGCCGCAGCTTGTTTGATTTCCTGATCGCGCAAATAGCGGCGCAGGTCATCCATGTTCTGAATCGTCGTCGGATCACCCGGCTCATAAATCACGCTGCTTATCGATGGATCGCGCATCAGTACATTCCCGCAGTTTCAATTTCAATATCAAATGAATCAAGCCGCCATTGATAGGCTGAGCCTGACTCAAATCGTACAGCAATATATCGTCCCGTAACGAAACAATCTACTTTCAGATCCTCGCCTATGGTATAGGTCATCGTTTCGTAGACCGGATCGCTATATGCATCCTCGCTTGCTCCAACTTTAATGGTGATCGTCTCGCCCACATTGCCCATGACACGCGGGCGAATTCCCTTGACCAGCTTCAGCGACTCATCCTCGCCATATGCCAGGCCGCGCCGCTCGACATACGAGGCCGGAGCCACGCCGTCAAATGTTGCCGTTGCATCTAGCAGGAACAAATCGTTGTCGTTAGACGCCATCAGGACGCGGGTGGTATTAGGCGTGAAGCCTGGCCCATTCCACAGCGTCAAGTCGGAGTTCCATGGGTCGCCGTCAGCATCCCAGCTATCAGACAGTGAGGCATCAACGGTGCCATAATTCGCATGATTCAGGTTCGGCAAGGTGCGATACGTCACCGTTTTATCGCGATAATTCCAGACCAGCGCCTTGTTGCATACCGTGTTGCCGATAGTTGGGTAGCAGACAAATACCTCGTTCAGGTACGGGTTCTTAAATACGAAACACTTATCGATAGCTTGCTGATCAATCTCCTGGAACAGAGCCAAGCGCGCAACCTCATCCAAAATAGGCGTGGCGGTCTGCCCATCATGCACAATGGCATCCGACCCGGTAAGCACAAAATGGATGCCGTCCAGCTCAACGATGCAATTTCGGTTCAGTGCGCCAGAGATACCCAGCACCTTTTGAAACGCCATGACATACGTGCCACCAACGTAAGACATGCGCCATACGCTATCTTCCTTGTAGACCATGAAGAAGTCGCGCAATTGCAGACCATCGATGATGCGGCCGTTGCTCTCGGCTAGATCCTGTTCGCCAGCGTCCTGCGTGGCATCTGTTGGGTCCCATGTGATCGGCACAGCGCCAGGATCTGCCGGCGCAGACCATTTCACCATATAGGGGTAGTTCTGCCCGCCTTTGGTGACATTGAGTGCAACTAGGAAGTTCTTGAACGTGCGCATGGCCTTGCAATACGTGTTCGCCGGCCAGTTATCCAGCGTCACCATGCGATTGGCAATGTTCAGGTTCCAGCGCTGCGGTGGGTCAATCTCATTGCCGGCATTGAAGATCGGGATACCGGACAGAAGCGTGCTTGTCCATTGGTTAGCGACGCCGGTATAGTTCACATCGTTGCCGGTTGTCTGTCGCGTCAGGTTGGTATGTACAGCACTACCGCCCGATACCGTGACAGCGTAAATCTTCTGCGCACCGGCATAGAGCCAATAGCGTTGATTGACTACATTGAGCGGCAGCACATGCTGCGGAATGACAGCAGGCGTGCCATATGCTGCACCATGGCCCAGGAACTGCTGTGCGAACCCATTGCGGAAGCGCACGTTAAGCGCGTCAGTCCAGACATTTGGCGGCAGATCATGCACCGACAAGTCTTTGACGACGCCAGCCGCGCCCGCATTGGGGAAGCGCACAATACTCATTCCTGAAGCTCCGGTGGTGGCTCTGGATGCTGGAAGATGCCGATGCCAGTATCAGGATCGGTGGACAACCAGATATCGCCAATACCATAGCCGTTATGTGTCCAACACAGATGAAGGCCATAGTTCGGCTCGAGCGACGAAGCCAGAATGGTGTTGATGACCATTTTTGGCTCTACGGTGTCATCGATTACTGCTGCTGTAGGCATGCCGATCCCCTTAGATAATTTGATAAACGCGGAAATAACCGTCGCCACCATTGCCGCCAGCAGCCGCAGGAACGCCAGTTGTGCGCCCGCTACCACCACCACCACCAGAACCAGCCGTGCCATTACCACCAGCGCCGCCAGCAGTATTGCCGCCAGCAGTACCGCCACCACCGCCACCACTTGCGCCGCCAGGATTACCAAATGCTTTGCGGATGAACGACAGCATTGCGACCAACTTCGCGCCGCCAGCAAATGGGATAAACGGCGCGGTTCCATCTGCTCCAGAAGTCCCGCTTGCAAGGCCGCCAGCGCTGCCAGGAGCGGATTGCAGACCGCTAAAGCTAGTTGATCCACTAGCACCACCAGCGCCAGTACCAGCACCGCTACCGCCGCCAGTATTTTGTCCAGTGGTAGATGAGGCGGAAACTACGCCAGCGCCACTACCACCAGTAGCACCGGATAGACCGCCAACCGCAATAACTGCGTTAAATATAGGGCTGAATGTTGGATTAATACCACCGCCACCGCCGACTCCACCTGATGTACCACCGCTACCACCTGGGACCGTTACAAGCGATCCAAAAGTAGATATCCCACCATTCACGCCGTTTGTGTTACCTACACCACCACTACCGCCACTACCAGGTGTGACAAGAACAGTATCGGGAAGCATATCCGCTGGTACGAAACCGGAAAAATTCGCGCTGCCACCACCTCCACCGCCGCCCGTAGCAGAAGTACTACCACCACCGCCACCACCACCGCCAGCCGTGCCTTCGATGTAGATGAACTTGGCGTTCGGATCTTTGCGCCATACGGTAATCGCCGTGATGATGTCAACGCGGCCCAGCACCAATGCGGGCTGAGTTTCGCCTACAAAGATGCCGTTGTTCATGCCGTGTCTCCACCGTTCACGATGGCGTTGAAGCCTTCTGCGTTGTGCGTAGCCACGCGCAGGGACCATCCAGCAGGTAGCAGCATAGGCAGGTATGCGGTGTCCTGGCCTTGCGTCGAAGCCATGCTGTTGGCGAAGACTTTCTGCGTAGCAGATGGGGTAGGTACCGCCGTCACATCAACTTCGCGCCACAGTTGCGAATCAGGCGTGGCCGGTGTGGTCGAGTAGCCGCCGAGGTCGCTCGTGAGCGCATTGTTCTGCGGCGTACTGCCCATCGTGTAGGTGAACGTCGTAGGTGAAACGACGGTAATCGCCACGTCAACCACGTTGTATTCGTCCGGCAGCACGTTCTGCACCGTCACCTTGTCGCCAGTCTTGCGGCCATGCGCTTGAGAGGTCGTTACTGTCGCGGTGGTAGTCGCGAACGTGATAGACGAAATCACCTCGCCAGGTGTTCCCTTGGTAATGAACAGCCGCAGCATGCCGGCCGTGGTGACGCCTGACGCCTCCAATACAACGCGATCGATGCGACTAACAGCGCGCTTGGTTGGCGTCGCCGTGAAGGCCACAGCAAGCGCGCCTGTACCATCGCGGCCGGTATTGGCGGTGTTGAAGCTAACCTTGCCCACGCGGGCATTGGTTGTGTATTGTGCTTGGGTGCTCATCAGATAATCCCCTGTGCTTGAATGAGAAAGTCCGGCACCACAGCCGTGGTGTAGGAGAAGACGCCGTTAGACGCCACGAAGAAAAACGGTCCTTCGCCAACTGGCGGTGTCGGCAGCGTCGTACCGAGCGCAAGCTGATCGACATAGTTCTTGGTGATAGCGACCAGGCGGAACTGCGTGCCATCATCGACCATGACGACATACTGACCAGCGACCAGATCGCCGATTTGCAGGTTGTTGCCATCCACTGCCTTGATGTTACGCAGGCCCAACGCGGATACGTTCATCGTCGGCGTAGTCGTCGTATTGGTCGCTAGTGGTCGCCATACCACCATCGTGTTCACGGTATAGGCAGGCAATGGCTCAGCCGGTGCTAGCACGTAGGCATTGACTGCGCCAACATCTTGACCGCCCAGCAGCACGCTACCAGTGAAGCCGGGGAAGCAGTTTCGCAGCGCTTCCTTGATCAGCCGCAGATGGTCATCACCTTGGCTCTTTGGGTCAGTGCCAGGCGGATTTGCCGCATTCAAGTCGGCGATGTACAGTCCAGTTTCGAGTCCCATGATTCGCCTATTTGGTCCGTTTAATCGTGAAGCCGGCAGGCGTGCGGCCACCCGGCAAGTCTTTGTAGATGGTATCGACCTCAAAGCGGCGACCGCTGGAGCGCGAATATTCCTGCGCACGCTGATACTCGGCGCGCTGCTCAGGCTCCCAGCGCTTGCCAGTGGTCAGCGGAAGCACATCGCCTACTTGCATTGCCTCTAAATCGATCATCATACGCTCCTGACATCAGAACGAACCGTTAATGGACCAGCTTTGGACCAGTCTAGAATGTTAACAGATTCCATTGCTTCCAGAAAATCATTGTTGAAACTAGATTGAGTATCCTTGTCTCGCGCAAACTTCGCGGCCTCAACAAGCGATCCCCACAGATAAATATTCGGCCAGGTGGTCAGCAGCGTGTTGGTTGGCGCATCGTCGCTTAGCGCAGGGATAGACGCCTCATAGAAGCATTTGACCGTGTAGACAGCATCTGGCGTTGGGCCGAAGTAAATCCGCCCAGCGAGGATCGAATACTTTTGCGGCGTGCCAACGCTACCCACGTAATACTTGCTGTTAAGCTGCTCAAGCGTCACATAATCAATCGATGGCGTAACGTTGGGAATCGACAGCGAGAATGCGTTAAGCAGATCGCTTGGCAAATCAGCATACTGCTGACCAGACACCGTCGTGATCGTACCTGCCGAGTTCTGGAAGTCAGCATTGAGCATGGTGGTGATGCGCTTCTCCGCCAACATGATGAAGTCGGGAATATCACCGGTCAGATTGGTGCGATGCATCCAGCGCGCCACTGCTGCCTGCAACTCTGCGTACGTGCCGATTGCCATCAGAAGTTCCCCTTCCAGATGCGGAAATCACTGTTTTTTGGATCCAATGTAACCCGCTTGATATGGATCGGATTCTGCATAAATTCCGAAAACGTGATACCAATATCATTGCAATACTTTTCCACAATTACTAATGGAAGCTTTGCCGCATGCTTAACATCAGTCGTGCCGAACATGCCGGCGTTGTGCTGTGCCTTGGCGTACTCTGCGATAGGCGTGCAATCTTGCGTGCGCAGGATGCCGGATACCTCGCCAGTGTCGATATACCGGGTCGATACCTCATGCTTGGAGGCGCGGTGCTTCTGGATTGCTACGAGTGCTGGGTTCATATTATTTTCCTTGGCTATCACAGCGACAGAATGAAAGTAGCCATCAATGCAGTATCAATTTGGTAGCCGCTTGCATTCGGATGCAAAGTGTCATACATCCAACCATTGGCTACTGCATTTGCATAGGTTCCGATGCGAGCATAAGTGTCAAACACACGCAAGCTACGCGAAGTAGCAACATCGCGAGCGGCCTGTACATACGAGTCTTGCTGAGCTTGTGATGCCACAGCAGGATCAAATGGGAAATGTGTTGCAATCGCGACGTTAGTTCCGCCAGCAATCAGCGCATCTACCAGTGTGGTCAAGTTGGTGCTGAAAGCGGCCAGGCCGCTATTGGTGCGCGCATCGTTGGTTCCTACGCGAAGAACAACCAAATCCAATTGCATCGCCAGCAGTGAAGGGAATGGATCAAATCCATTTACATTGGCAATCCAATCTGCCACCCTGCCGCCAGACCAGCCAATGCCGAACAATCGCACAGACTTCGTGGTGCTGTCGTAAGCATCGATCCCACTGATGAAAGAGTTACCCGAGTTGATCGCGAAATATAGCGGGTCAGTCGAACCTAGCACAGTGCTGTACGTGTACTTTAGGGTTGCGGAAGGAGTTCCAGCGCCATTAAACGTACCCTGCACAGAACCAACGCGATTGACCTTTGTACTGCCAAGACCTGCGTTCCTTGCATAGTAGATATCAAACGTATCTACTGGGTCTTCAGCTAGGAACCCTAGGCGGTTAGCATTGAGCGAGTTGGCCAGCATCGAACCACCAGCGCAGCGCGTGGTTTGCGCCGTGTAGCCAGTACCATCTGGTGCCGATAGGCGGGAATCAACTGTATGCGCCGCAATGCCATTGGTCACGAAGAAGCTTTGATCGCCGATATAGCTGGTGGACAACACTGGGCGCGATTGGGTTGCTCGCAGGGCCGCCTTGAGGCCTACAACCACAGCGCCTGAGCGGTTTGGAGTCGCACCAGTAGAGCCGAAACCAGCAACAGTTGAATCGCCCATGACTGCAAATCGAGCGTAACCAGTTCCACCAGATACGGCTGCAAGCTGAGCGCGAGTCTTGGTATAGCTAGGATCTGGTGGTGTGGTTACACTTTGATATGCATTTGCAACTTTAAGCATGCCATTAGCCGACACATATCCGCCAATTTTCTTAACCATTACCGTGGCATCAACATACCCACCGGCTTTTTTAATTTTAACTGGCATAGTAGTTCTCGATCAGTAGAAGTACAGCGTACCTATTGGCCGGCCGTCTGCGTTGGCCGGCGCAGTACCAGTCAGATTGATGATCACCAGCGGCGCTACAATGCCGCCGTAGTTGGACGATGGCGCGCTTTCAACACTGATTTCCACAGTTGTAACGCCATCCGAAACGTTTACCTGGCGCAGCTTAATCGTGTCAACAGCCAGATCGCAGTTGATCGTCGGGCCAGTACCTCGGGGGATCAGTACCCAAGGGCCAGCATTCAACTGGTATTCGACCGAGCCGGCAGCACTGGTGTTGAAGATAGTTGCTGTAGTGCTCGACAGAGTGTAGGCGAAGGTCTGACCAGCGCCTTGCGGAGCGGAGTTGACCGTAACCTTGTTGGCTGTCGTGTCAACTACCGAGTTTTGGCTAATATTCTTTGGCATGATGGTTCCTTAAGGGCAAATTGCGGTCAAATGAACCACTGTGGCGCTCGCGGGAGCAACGCCAAGCACATGGATGCTCAACACAACCACATCGGTTACCTGCGTGATCTTGATGCTGGCGCTGGTATTCGTCGGCGCTGCGGTGATGACGGTGTTGTAGGTCACGCTGGCGCTTCCCTCTGGCGTCATTTGGATGACTGGCACAGTGCCAGCAGGGCAGGCAGTCGGATAGGTCCACGTGTATGTGCCATCGCTCGCCGTGGTAATGCGCGCGCGGTTGACGATCGGCGAGACGCCAGCCGCCCCTGTAGCTCCGGTTGCTCCGGTTGCTCCGGTTGGACCAGTAGCGCCAGTCAGGCCAATTGGCCCTTGCGCACCAGTAGCCCCAGTAGCACCCTGGATACCTTGCGCACCTTGCGGCCCTGCCACACCCTGCGGGCCTTGAGGACCTGGCGAGCCAGATGCAGTAAGTACACCGCTACCCAGCGATAGGCCTGAACCAAGCAGATAGCAGCCAGGCTGAACACTTGCGCCGTCGAGTGAGAACAAACAGCTTACGCCACCGGCTGGGAATGGAATGAAACGGTCAATGTATGCCGTATCAGTGATATTGCGTTGGCGTACCGTAACGTCGGTTGGGTCTGCATATGCGAAGCAGGACGCCAGAGCCAAGATAGCGAAAAGAGCTTTTTTCATGACATGCGCGTCCATGTGTTGGCGGCTACCTTCTGGAAGCCGATGTTATCGCCTAAAACAGCCGAGACTGGAGCGCCTAGAATTGTGGTCGCGCCATTGATGGTCAATGCAGTGATCGATTTAAGAAACGCGATACGCTCAACTTGACCAATCGTGCTATTTGCATCTGCGGGTAATGTGATACTCAGTGTTGCAAGCGTGCCAGCAGGATTGACGACAGTTAAGCCGGTCAAGCCTGTATTGGTTACCGTTACCGTGCCACCCGTACTCGGCGGCGCAGGCGTGGCCGCTTGCATCACGTCAGATTTAGAAATACCGCCTGCTCGGTAGCTCATGTTAAATCCCCTCGCCGTCAGTAAACTCAATCGCTGCCGTGCCGGTGTCACAGATAGCGGTGACGAATGTCGCATCGCCTTTGGTGAAGACTTCGACGGAATTCGGCAGTACGTTCATATCCGTTGCCGTGGCTGCTACAGCCGCACCAGCAGGACCGCTGAACTTGATGCGGCAGGCGTTAGGACCGGCGTTGTACACGCGCACGGCGTTGCTGAACTGGTCTAGTGCAGCAGACAAGCTAGCTGCTCCGGCTGCTATCTTGACCGTGGCCTTGCCTGCTGTGTGAAATGCTTTGATACGCATGGCTATCTCCAAAAACAGCCCCGAAGGGCTGCTGGTTTAGGTCGTGTAGTAGTGAACGTTGACGGTAGCAACAAGGCCAGCCGTGGTTGCGCTGCCGGTGATGGTCAGGAACTGCGAGAGGCTCATCTTTTGGACAGATTTGCCATTCGTGCCCTTGTCATCCATGTTCGTCACAACCTTCTCCGTTCCGCCAATCGCATACGTGTCGATCAGGTTGGCCGAAGAGGTCGTACCATTCGCAGCCGTACCGACGCTGATGTTCGCAGCGCCAGTAGACTTCGTGATGACATCGATTTCCACGCGGTCGATGATGATCGGGACGTTTTCAGGATTCGCCCATGCCAGGATCGCGCCACCAGTGGTCGCTACAACGCCGACGATAGGCAGTTGCTTGATGATGAGGGCGCGGTGCGTGCCGCCAGCTTCCATGACCTTGGACGAGGTAACGTCGTCGTACAGAGCAAAGCCGCCGCCCTGCGTTTGTCGTGCATTGGTACCCATAATTTTCTCCAGTTGAGGAAGGGGCCGAAGCCCCGACCGGGTTGATTACAGGATATCCAGTACAGCGCCGGATGCTTTCGGCTGGCCGCAACGCAGCGTGTATTCCACGATGAGCTGCTTTTTCAGGCTGTCGCCGGTCTTCGCCAGATCCTGGCTGAAGAATGGGCGCAGGTAGTCAACCGACCACATATCCGATTGCAGTACCCACACGTCGCGAGCGCGCTGGAAGCGGTTCGGCACGGCCTTGATGCTGCCGAAGTCCGACACGTACACGTCAATCGACGCATACAGCTTCTTGTCTTCGCTCTCGTCCATACGAGTGGCGTTACCGGTGAAGGTCGAGAAGGTCTGCTTTGCCAGCGGGCCCATCATGATCGTGTCAGGCATACCGCCAGCGGTGAACACCTTTTGCAGCACGTCTTTCAGGCGAGCCTCGGTGAACAGCGCTTGCGTACCATCGGTCTGCGCCACGTTGGTGACGTAGTTTGGTGCAACGTAGCCGACGCCTGCGTTCACGTTGTCGCCAGCCCAGCCGACCAGGCCGCGCAGTTGACGAGGGGCGGTCGCAGTGACGTTGTTCTGCGTCAGGGCGAACTCCATGTCGCGCTTCAGTTCCAGCGCTTTCATTGCCATCTGGTAGCCCATTTCCGACTTGCGGCCGGCGCTGATGGTTGCCTCTTGGGTGCCGGACACGATCACGGTTTTGGTCGAGATTTGCGTGCGGTTGCCCAGGCGAACAGTCGGCGTCACAGCCACGGCGGCGGCATCGTCACCTTCAGCCTGTGCATTCGCGCCGAATGCTGCCAGGTCTTGGGTTTGCCATTCGTGCAGCGTGTTCGTTGCCTTGCCTTTGCCGATCATCGACATGAAAGGCACGTCAGTTGGGCTGATGCGATAGATGATGTCGCTCAGGTCTTCGCGGTTACCAATCGCGGCAGTAGATAAGAAGGTATTTGCTGGTGCGGCCATTTTTAGCTCCTAGCGCCTCTCGGCGTATGAAATTTGGTTACATGAATGAGGCGAAGGCCGCCGCAGCATCGCTGAGCTTGCCACCACCTTTAGATAGCTTGTTGAGAGCTGCTTGGCGTGCCTCTGCTGCGCCGTTGCGCTGCGCTGGCGTGCCACTACGCTCAACCTTGGCGGGCGCTGCTGCAACCTGTTTGGTCGCTTTGGCAGCACGCTCCATCAAGCCGTCGTACATCATTGCCTTGCGGGCCAGGATTACTAGGCGATGGTCGTTCATTTCGCCCAGCTCTTGGCCGGTGAATTCTTGAGTGTTCAGATACGCTTGAATCTTCAGCGCCTCATCCTTCGCCTTAGCGGGGTCTTTCCAGTCCGGCAGCTTGTCAAGCAGTGCTTGGTGCTGGGATTGTCGGAATTGAGCCTGCTTCTCGGCTTGTTCAGCCTGATATTCTTGCTGCAACTGTTGCAACTCCCCGCTCGCCTTGGCTAGTTCCGCTTGTCCTTTTTTGAGGGTGCGTTCCAGCAAGCCATATTGAATCGGGTCTGTCTGCCACAGTTCATCTGTCAACTGCGCTTCGATGTGCTGAAGCGTTCCTTGCGTCTGCACGGTGTACGTGTGCAGCTTGTTCGCCAACTCTTCGCGCTTAGCGTAGGCTTCCTGCTTTGCCGTCTGTGCAGCGCGCTTCTCTTCGGCCGTTTCCATGGTCTTCTGCGTGTAGTCCTTCTGACGCATCGAACCCTTCACAGCCTCGGCCAATTCCGCTTTGGTCATCTGGACCGGCTTGCCATCAACTTCGATGGTGACGGTTTCAGGTTCCGCAGCGGCCTCGCCGTCCTGCTCTTCGCCATCTTCTGGCGGATCCTTTGGTGCATCGCCGGCGGCTTCTTCAGCAGCCAGGCGTTCAGCAGCAGCTTCCTGCGTTTCGACTTCTGGCTGATCGCCACCGTACAGCGTCTCGAATGCGTCCGATGCGCTGCCCATATCCAAACTGCCGGTATCTGCTGCTTCACTCATTTCTTGCTCCTTGTGGATGCCTTGCGGCTTGTCCAGTGGGTTGAATTACAATTTAATTACGTCGCCAGTCGTCAGCTGATAAGCAGCATCGCCAGTCAGCACTGCAACGTTGCTACCGTTTGGCATCTGGATCAGTTCGGCGGCCGGCGCTGGATGCCAGCAACGCGACACTTGCGCATTGGATGCGACCACGGCAGCCATCAGGCCAGCCCAATCACACGCTTTGCTTTCTGCGCCAGCGTCTCTTGGTGCGCCAGATCCAACTTCGCCATCGTTCCCGTCTCCAAGCTCGTTTGCAGGTTCGCTTTCAACTTGTCCGCCAGTTTCAGTAACTGGTACAACTTTTCGCGGCCGTCCAGGTCGCGCACCGGTGAGTTTGTCCATTGCTCGATAATCTCCGTCTTGATATCCGTGAAAGCCTGCTCAAAGGCTTCGTTTTCCAGTACCTCGCGTGCGCGGTCGCCGTTATAGATGCGCTGTTCAATTGTCGCCATCTTGTTCTCCATGCATTGCTGCCGTCTGCGCTGCGGAATCGGCAGCAATCAGCGACTTGCTAACCTCTTTGTGTGCGGCAATCTCAGCCACGGCAATCTTGGTCAGGTTGTCCTGATCAATCTTGTACTTGTCGAGTTCGCGCTGTGCAGCAGCATCGGCAAGCTTCGCCATTTCTCGTTCGTGCTCGTATTGCTCACGAAGAGCGGTAAGTTGCGCTTCGTTCTGCGCCTCCAATTCCTTTTGGTTTGCTTCAGCCTGCTGCTTGTTCAGATCAATCTGCATCCTCGCTCTAGACTCTACCTCTATCTTGAACTGTTCCATTTCAGCATTATGCTGACGTTCAGCCGCTGATTCTTGTGCCTTCTTATCCACGAGCTGCGCGTCACTCTGTGCCTTGATCTGCGCCACTTGCACCGAATCAGGGACAGGCGGCGGGCCTTTAGGCGGCTGTTTGGCTGGATCGCTGAAGAACTCGTCGGCATTCTTGAAGCCAAGCGCTTCGGTCAACTTCTTGTCAAGCGCATAGATGTTCTCAGGAGTCGCGGTTCCAATCTGCAAGCCTTCACCCTGCTTAGCGGAGAGCGCCATCAGGTGATTGATGAGCTGATCCTTGTTGCCAGTACCAAGGCCGACGTTAATCGACAGATCGAACTGATTCGTCCACTCACGCGGATCGACATCGACCCAATCGCCGCCTGCAACCTTGATCATTTCCGACTTGTTCTGATACTTCGTCACCAGCTTGAGGATCATCAGGCCAAGCTCTTTGAAGCCAGTCTCAGCCATGTAGCGGCTGATTGTCTCGACGCGGGAATCGGCGCGGTTGGTGATGATGTTCGACTGCGTGGCAGTCTGCTGGAGCTGCATACCATTGCCGCCCTGGCTCTGGCGTCCCCAACCTGTAGATTCCTCTGCCTCATTTTCAAAGTATTCAATGAGCGACATCGAACCAGCGATATCGCCCATTCCTTGAGCCAAAGGCTGGACAGCATCATTCGATTTAACGCGGACTACTCGACCAGGACGGTTATTAAGCAAGTCATCAAGATTAACTTGCCCTTCCAATGCCGTATGACCTCCATTGACCTGCAAATACATGTTGTCAAGGTTTGCGCGCTTAAGACTTGTCTTAATTTGCTGAGTAGGTACAGCAAGATCAGCAGGGCAAAGGCCGAAGAACTGATGCGGCAACAGGATTGAGCCAAGCGCCACGAATGGAGGACCGTCACACTCGACGTTCTCCAGGATATGCGAGCCGCATTTGACAACCTTGCGCCACTCGGCAATGCCGTCGCCATCATAATCAACCTGCAAATAAGATTCCATGATCCAGTACATCGTCATGGACTTGTCCGACGACTGATTGATGTCCGTCAGGTAGGAATCATAGTTGTTGTACTGCTCGCGCTCGACACGCTCAGGATTGAGGCTTGCGCCGGTATCGCCCTCGGATAAGCCTTCTTCCGGAATCTTGTAGCCCGACGATTCAAGGTCACTCAACGTGCGGCGCACTCTATGCGCGACAAATGGCGTAGTAGCGAATGACTTAGTATTCTTGCTAATCAGCAGTTCTTCAGGCGGCACGTTCTCAATGCACAGCCGGCCGCCAGTCTTGACGCGCTTCATGCTCACGTCGTATAGCATCGGGATTGGCGCGGCTTGAAGCTGATGGAACATCTGCTGCGCTTGCTGGAATTGCGCGACGGCTGGAGGTAGCTGTGGAGGCTGTCCTGGCTGCATTGGAGGTTGCGGCTGGCTCATTGCCTGCTGCGCTGCCATCTGCATCTGTTGGAGCTTCTGAGTGGCCTGCTCGATGGCTTTGGCCTTCTCTTGAGCTGCGTCTTCGTCCTGATACGATTTCTGATCTATCAGTTCGACTTCTGGATCGTCCAGCAGCAATGCAAGCTGCACGTCAGTCTGTCCGCGATAATCCTCGCGCGATTCGACATCGGAGTTGTCCCACCATACCTTGATGAAGCCAACCTTGTTGAGCAGCGCTTCACGAATCCACGTTGCCGTGATCGTGTAGCCTGGATTCTTGTTGCGGAAGATGTGATTTACATAGGCGCTGATAAGCTTGGCCTTCGGTGCGTCATCTGGCTTGCGCTCTTCGAACTCAAACACGTTGTCTGAGCCGTAGAATGTCTTGATTAGCGGGCCTTCCATGCCCAGTACCGTGTTGCGAACTGTGGTGTCCACAACTGACGAGCGCCCCTCAATCTCTGGGGGCGCTAGATCTTCCTTCGCTTCGGCCAGGAAGTAGTATTCATTCCGGCGACGCATTTCCTCAAGCCGGCCATCACGGTAGCCATAGGCATTCTGCGCTTCTTGGTCGATCAGCGCGCGAAGGCCGTCTTCTGTGATTTTCTCTGGCTTGGTCATTTGGTTAGCGGGCGATTCACATCGATACGCTGAAAGTTTTAGTTAGGACATATGATGAATATGCTGAGCAATCCACATGTCTACCGTTTTCTCGTACAGCAAAATACCCATAAATCGGTATTGAGTAATGACAGTGTTTGTGCCATTTCTACTGCAAGATACGTCTTTGCTAAACATATTTCCTCCCGATTTCGCGCAATTCTACACTGAAATCTTTGTTGGTGGTAATTTATGCATTAGAAGATGAATTCACGCTTGAATCGCTTGTAGCCCATCCAGAGACGGAATCGCTTTCCTTTAGGCCAGCTACGGAAATAACTCAACGTCAATAGCCGACCACCTTCGTTGAATACCCAGCCAATAGATATTTTCTTGAACAGCTTCATACTTCCTCCTTTTTCCTTCTTGCTTCCCACCGCTCAATGACTTTTACCATTTCGGAATTAATGTCTTGGTCGCTAGGCATGGACATCTTGGGCCTGACTGAGAACCTAAGTCCCAAGAAATATAGGTAGAACCTCATATCAACGTTTTCACCTCTGTTATATCTGAAATTAAGGTATCGACCGCCATTATTGAAGCCGAATGCGTGTTTGTAAAAAAACCACAATGGGTTCCTGTACGGATTACGTTTCCACATACTTCCTCCTTGGTTAAGCATTACGCATGCTCGGGTATGCCAGATTCTGGCCCCATTCCTCATTCGTCATCTGGTCGGCATTGATTGACACATAACGTAGGTTATCCGCACCGTGCGACCACTCATCATGAAGCGGCGCGCCTGGCTCATTCGTCTGCTGGTTGATTGAGCGACGATAGCGCTTGGCGCATTGGATCAGGCGCTCTGTCTTGGTCTTGTCGAAGTAGACGCGGCCTAGCGTCATGCGCGTGACCCTGATGCCGTCCTCAACGCTCATGTTCGGCGTAATGAGCACATCCCAGCCAAGCGCTTCCATCGTCTCTTTCGCGCTCTTGCCTGTCTGTATGTTGCGATGCTCGCCATCATGTGGCAGGAATACCTTACCCCAGTTGTAACGCTTCTCTTTGAGGATGGCGGAATAGTGGTCTAGCGTCTTGTGGCTATCTTCGATGTACTCAATGATGCGTAGCTCAGACGATTGGCGCTGTACCAGACTGATTGCCATGGCGTCATTCCAGCCCAAGTCATAGACAACATGAACCTTGAGCATCGGATCGTATGGCACGTTGCAGATTCGCTTTTCGTCCTCGATCTTGATAACTTCGTCATAGTAGATAGCGCCAGCAACCGCCGGCTTGCACTTGCCCAGCCAGATATTGTCGTAATCCTTTGGCGTGCGCTGCATACAGCGAAGACGCTCTTTATCCAGCACCTCAGAGAACCACGGGTTATCCACATAATTCATTTCGACAACAGTCGTGTCATCGTCGTCAGTGAAAAAGCGTTGATGCGTGTCGTCGCTTTCCAGCTCGGGATTGTAGGTTACCCATATCTCGGAGCCAGGCTTACGGATGGTAGGAATCAGCACGTCCCACGAACGCTTCTTGACGGCCTGGCCTTCCTCGATCCAGACGCGGTCGCAGCCTTCAAACGACTTGACCGAATCGATGGTATTGCCAGCCAAACCTGCGAAGACGAACGAGGTGCCGTTTTTGCCGCGTATCTCAGCGTCTAGTATCTCGTAGAAGCCACCAAGTCCCATTGCTGCGATCTGGTCGCCCAGCAGTTTGTGTACGGAGTCCTTGATAGACTTCTGCACCTCACGAGTGCAGAGAATGCGCAACTTTCCTGCCCTGCCCTGCAATAAGAGTGCGCGAGCGACTCCCCAGGACTTGCCTGAACCGCGTCCACCGCGAATGATCTTGTAGCGCTTAGGAGCGAACAGGAAGCCTAGCTTCTCAGGAAACTCAGCTTCCATTTGGAGCAACAAGCTTAATCGTGATACCGGCCATCAGGTCAGCCCCATCTGCACCGGTAATCTCGCTCTCTACTTTATCTCGCCATTTTGCACGTTGGCGGTTCTTCAGCCAGAAGATAGCGGCCGTAGGGTCAGGCGCATAAATCTTAGTGATTGGCGTCTTGATGATTTCTTGATTAACGACGCGAATATCGACCTCAGCATGCTCATATCCCATGGCGCGCTGATAGAGGCGATCAGCAACATTTGAGTCCGCTTGGATCTTGCCTCTTTTTATGGCATCGGAAAAACTGTCATGGACATTCTTCCATTCGTAGATAGTATCTATGTTGACGCCGAAGAAATCTGCTAGCTCCGGGTCTGTTGCGCCTAGGAGGCAAAGCTTGCGGGCTTGCTCATCATATTCGCTCTTGTAGAGAGACGGGCGTCCTCTTGGCTTCTTCTCTGCAACTTGCTTAGTCATGATTGCCTGGATGCCGTAGCTTGTCCAGCCTCATTGATTTCGATACGGCAAGTGTATCACAGCAGCAGACAAAAAGAACCCGGCGCGTGGCCGGGCAAAGATCTTTGGAGTCCCGGGCCAATATCGGGAAGGCCTGACGCATGAAACTGAATAGGCGAGTCAGTGGTGAAGCTTCTGACAGTATTCGCCTAACAGGTTTCACCTGAATCAGATTTCGTGCACGTCCTCTGACGACTGCATAAATCCGCTTGACCGGTCCTGCCGGAGCGCTTTCTATGCCAAGTGAAACTTGTTAGGCCACCCCTTACGAGGGTGAGGCGATGCACTGAGTTTATCCCTTGTCAGTGCAGCTTAATTACAACAGAGGCAAGGTCTTTCAACCTTGGCGCAACGTATCGATGCTTAGAGGCATGTGCCGCACGACCGCTCTACCGTTCCCGGAATACCCTCTGTTTCACCAATGCCGGTTGCTGCCGGCGTGCCCGACTATGGCACAGCTTCTTGCTAATAGTGAACAGATGCCAGCATTTTCTGTCGGCTAGTTTCAGCGCCTTGCTATGCAACACCATTTGGGCTACTCGCTGTATCAGAGCGGTCCTGCCGCCTGCATCCGCTTTTGCATCTTCGCTATCTCCCCGCGTCGCCGGGATTTGGCTTCCAGTCAAACAATGCCCATCCCTTTCGGAAAGCTGCGTCTGGTTGCCAGGCTCTGCACTACTGCAATTCATTGACCGATGCGCCGGTCACTGCGGACATGGAGTCGAACCACGCGCTCAGCGCACTGCTTAATGCTGCGCAACCACTTCCATTTTCTTGCCTGTTACTTTGCACTACTACAATTCTTGCCGCTTGCCGGTTTCGCCCTCTGCCGCAGCTTCGGGGCTATCGTCAATGCAGTCGATGATTCAGGTTATCGTGGTTTGTTCTTGGTGTCAACAGGCTGATTTGCTTTCCAGCCAGCATATGCTTCTTGTGGCGTAGCAGCAACGTATGCATATGGGTCCATCGTAGAAACACCGCACATCCACATTCGCCGCCAGCCTGCGTTATGCCATGACAATAGCTTGATGCGCGGCTTCATATTTTGCATCTGAAATGAATAATTAACCGTTTTATAATAAGAAATCTCACTCATATCGGCCTCGTAAATATCTTGCGCATCACCAAATTCACAGAAGTTCGTATTACTATTTCACCACCATCTACCGTCTTGTAGGTGGTCTCCGTATAGCGCGGCTCGTCGTCCGGTTTGGTGAATCCGAGTTCTCTGCGCGCCCTCTCATGTTCTTCGGTAGTCATTCCATCCTCCAGAATTTCAGTGCTTGTCGCCACGGGCGCTTCCAGATAAAGATTTCACTGAAAATTTGACCGACGATTATGCCGAATATTACGCCTACCCCTACGCCAACTTCACACCATAAAAATAATTCTTCTTGGCTCATTGAAAATACCTTCCTGTCATCACATCAATCTCCTCAAGCGACTTATCGCTAAGGTTGCGCGTGTCGTAGAGCGGTCCTGCCAGCGTTGCAAAGCGCCGCACGCGGTCTGCGTCCTCTGGCTTTAGCTCGCCTATGATGCGTGCTAGGGCCTTCAGTTGCTGGCCTCGCATGTCGTGGAGAAGGGTAGTTGCGGCGTTCATGGTTTTTCCTAGTACAAGTCTTCGCTGAACAACACTTCGGGGAAGTTGTCGCCGTAGCGCGCAAGCTGCCCCGATTCCTTAGCAACAATTGCTGCCTCTTTGCGATCCATGAACACGCCGAATTGGTCGATGAATCCTTGTACCTCGCCTCGCGTCCTGCGAAGACCCGGTATATCATGGGTCCGCATGTTGAACTGCATCACAGGGCAGAAGTGGCGAACTCCGATGAAAACTAGATCGCCGTATTTGTTGGCAGCACAAACCACTGATCGCGCTGGACGGTCTTTGTATTGTTCGCTCATATATTGTTCCATCCCTTCCAAGTACCCCAGTTGAACTTATCCCAGTCACCAGCATCCAATCGATCAAGAATGCGGCGCATAAGCTTGCTATACTCGATTTCCGCAATGCGGGCTACATGAGCAGCTTTCATGTCATTCTCCCAGCGTATTGCATGCGTCAAGATAGCTTTTAGCTCTCTCGTACCAAGAGCATCCATCTATTGCGCATAGTTCAATAGCTCCCATAAATGGAGCCCAATCTCCAACTATTTCTTTTAGCAATGCGCGAGCTTCGGTGAGTTTCTTATCCTTATCACGTATAAACTGCTTCAGCGACTGCAAGTTTTCAATAGCATTAGTGGAATATCCATCAAAAGCATTCCAGCATGCGGCAATGCGTCGAGCATTGGCCTCCAATTCCTCCGGCAGACGGCAGGAACGATTATCATAATCGTACCCGACTATAGGATGGCAACTTTCGCATTCATCCTCTGACCATACCTCTGTACCATTTGCAACCATCTTCCCGGGCGTATGCTGGCCGATCATGGCATCTGCTCCCCTATGGATGCGGCAGCTCGAACAATTGCGACCCGCATTTGTTCGGCGGGGTCGTCTCGGAAGCAGGTACAGCCGGCGATACCGCTTTGCTGAGATTCTACCGTGCAGCCATCGCCAAGATGCTTACCGGGCTTGATCATTAACCGCAACTTGGAAGCCAGCCGCAGCGCGTCACCGTCGTTATGAAGAGGGTTCCACAAGACGCCGGTAAATTTATCATTGAGGAAAACCAAGCCGCTTCCTTCGTCATCAATCCAGATGCCGTGACCTTCAGCTTTCGCTGCCAGTTCCAACAACTCACGATCCGTCTTCATACCTTACTCCCTGGCCGCGTTGGGTTCCTGTGATCCTTCAGCTCGCGCCGCAGGTATGGTCCGATGTCCTTGAATGCCTGCTTGCGCGCTTGCTCGGCAGAGTGCTCTTGCTGGCGCTTTACCAGTGCATCGTAGGCATGGCGCTCTTTCTCTGCGGTGATGTCCTCGCCAGCTTTGCGGATCTGGCGGAATCCGTAGCCGCCGAGAAGGAGCGCTACTACAACGATAATCCATTGGGTGTACATGCCGGCTCCTTAACTATAATCAAAATCTGATTTCTTGATCTTCGCCATGCGTCCGTCTGGATGATGGAAGACCACTCCCTCCATAGGACTATCGCGGAGAGCCTCACGAATGCCGCTGAAGTCGCGCGGGAAGGCGTCCAGTACATCAGCGCCGTGGATGAATAGTCGGGGTCCACTCAGATTCTCAGGGTTTGCCCCATGGCGTGTTCCAATTTCCGGCGAGCATGCTTCGTATGTGCCATCCGGGACAGGACCGCCTTTGAATATGAATTCGCTGCCCCATGCCAAACACTTCAAAACGTGTTTTGCATCGCTGCCTTCGGCTGGCACCCATCCAGGCCAGTGGCCGCTTACCGGATCCGCTTCGGGTTGTGCTGGGCGGAACGATGGCGGTGGAGTGCGGCCCGCTTTGGCGTCATAGCGTTTGAATGGCTGGCCATCGATCACTGCTACCGCCATACCATCATACTTGCGAGTCGCGATGCCCTCACCAGATAGAACCCATTCAGAGCCAGGGACAACTTCATCACGAACCTTGCGGTTGCCATCGTAGTTTCGTTGAAATACAGATTTTATCTTTTTCATGCTATTCCCCTTAGTCTTTATTCGGCAGGATGACATCGCCGTCTTCAATTGCGCGGCGGATCGCTGCGTTGGCAAACAATACCAAGTCATCAGCACGCGTCCATTCAATACGCCCAACTTTTTCTACACACACCTTTAGCATTTCATATGCCTCTTCAGGTGTGATCCGCGTTACAGGATAAACTGGCTCGGGCTTGATACGATGTTGTTGTTTTTCACCCCAAAGCCAATTACGTATTGCATAATACCCTTCCTTACGCTTCCATACCCCCTGCTCAAATCGCTCTACATCTTTGCCATCTGCTGCAGCTTTAATCACTTCTGCCCACTTATGCGGCTCACCCATTTTATTCTCCCTAGTTTTTATCGCCAGCGCGACGGCGGGCGGATTTAGTCTTCAGCAGGAAATATTCCCACATTTCTGGCGGCATGCTATCGGGCTTCGTCTCCCAAGTCAGCCACGTCCTAGCCGTCTTGCTGCCAGGTCGAAGCACACGGATAGCCTCAAGCTGCGTGAGACCAGCAGCTTTCCGGGCGCGCTTGATTTCTTCTGTGGTTGGCATTGATGCTCCGTATGATGCCGCCGTAGCGGACGGGGTTGATTAGGCGGTTGGTTCGTTGTGGACCGGGATGTATTCGTTACCATTACGAACCGCGATTTTGATTGCCTTGCCGCATGTATCACAAACGTGTTGGCCGTCTTTCTCGGTGACGCTGTAGAAGTCGCGACCTACCAGACGGTAGCCGCTTGCCTCACAACGAATACCGCGAACCTTGGCCTTCTTTGGTTTTGCAGCAGCCGACGCGGTGTTGTCGATGAATGTGAACGGGCGGCGCTTAGCGGTCAACTCTTCGACGTACTCGGTAACTTCTTGGAAGTCGTCAAAGTGGGCGCGGACCATGTTTGGCTGCTCGATGGTGTATTTAAAGTCTGCATTCATATCGTGCTCCGCTTCTCCAATTCCGCCGCGCCCGTTGCGCTGCCCATGTACGTAATATACGCCACGTCAGCGCATCATGCAAGCGCTATTTCAGCGCATTCACTCAAGTTGTTCCTGCGCCACACTCCGCGCACTGGCGATATGCTTGGCCTTCGTTGCGTTGCCTAGCAAGCGTACTTCCAGTGGCTGTTGATGGCCGGCGGTCTGGTTCTGCGACGATGCGATGCCGGTAAGGTATGGCGCGTGCTCTGGCAGCTCGCCGGTCATCTTGTAGGACTGGTAGCGAGTGACGAACTCCTTGGCCGTGAAGGGCCATTCTTTGTCGTCCTTGCCGCATAGATGCACCCAGCCGCCCATTTCCTGAATGACGCGGTGAATGATAGGATCGTCAAAGGCTATATCAGCGTAAGGCCCGACAGTGCGAACGGCGCGGTCTACCTTGCTCCAGGCAATCTGGCCTTGGTCCGACGTGCGCCCGATCAGCATCTTGTTGAAGTCGCTGACCAGTGGCATCCAGCGCCCAGCCTCGTCGGGAAGTTGCGTATGCGCCCATGCAGCCTTTTTGATGGCTTCATAGTCGTATTGGCGCAAGCCCTCCCAGTACATCGCAATCACGCCCTTGGAGGCGGTCTTGTTGTAGTAGTCAGCCAGTGCCACGATCAACCCTGCGAAGCGCTTCTTCTCATCAAGGTTATCAATCATATTGAAACTCGTCTATGGCTTTTGCTAGTCGATCTATACGCCGAGTAGCATCGCTCATGCGCTCTTTGTCGTAATCGAGATTGGCGCGCTCATATTCAATTTCTTCCATAAGCTTTGCAATCCGAAGTGCATATCTCACAATGTCATTGTCAGCGCTCATTTCCCCTCCAGCCAATCAAGTGCAGCGTTAGCGGTAGCCTGGCCGTGCTTGCCAAGCCGCGAATTGTCGAAGGCTGGCGACTGGCGCGGTGTGGCGCGGCGCTCCTTCAGCGGATATACATCAGTCCAGCCGTTTGCGGTGGACTGGTCGAGCACAGCGCCAATGTCCTCGCCTTCAGCCTTCAGCTTAGCAAGATCAGCGATACGCAGTTCCATGGCGCGTTCAGTCATTACGGCGCGCTTCTTCTTACGCATTTCAACGTAGCCCTGCCATGGGATAAGGGGCAACCATTCAGGCAAAGTGCTCATTACATGCCCCCGTGGATTTTAGCCAGCGCAGCATCAAGCATAGACTCGTGATAGCTGTTGACGGAACCAAAGCGCGGATCTTTCACTTTGTCCACGGCTATACCGTTTTCCTTGCTGAGCTTCGCAGCAGCGCGGCCCAGCGTACCCGCATCAGTTAGGCCAAACGAGATACCCCGATGCACTCCATAGCCTATGACGGTAAAGTATGAAGCGCCATCCTCAAAGGCTGACTGCTTCGCTTCCAGGCGTTTGATGCTATCAGCTTGGCTAGCAATCAGGACGGCTTGTGCGGCTTGCTCAGCCTTGATAGCAGCGTTATCCAGCATGACACCAATCAAAGCGCGCTGCTCAGCAGGAAGGCCAGCCAGCGGGTCGGCAACCTCAAGCGCTGTCATCCGGTCAAAAACCTTGGCTTGCAACTCGTAGCTATAGCTCATCGCCATCAGGCAAGCTTCACGCTTTGGGAAGCGGTAGATTTGGTAAAACTGCTTGTTTTGCGGGTTCTGGTAGGTATCAGAAAATTTTCCGACACCCTCACCAAGTACAACCTTCGCTTTTTTGTAGAAGTCCGAATGGCTCAGCACGCTAAACGTGTCGCCAGCCGATGCGGTTTTGCGGTCTTCATTGATAAACTCGACTAACTCTAAGCTAGTCATAGTCTGTTCTGTATTGTTTTGGAGACTTAGGTTCATTTTGAGGCCTTTTTATAATGCTGTTCAAGGATTTCTGCGCCACGCAAATAATAAAAGGCAGTCCCATTTGATGGGGGCTTACTTGCCGCCTTTTTACGCAGTCTTGCAATCAAAGCATCTGCCATTTTTGGGTCAAGAACTTGATTGCCGTGACGCTTAAGCCAGCCATCAGAAAGAGGCCATTTAACGCCAAACGCTTGCGCTTCCGAACACGTCATTACAGATGGCTCGGACTGTCCATATTTCATCTGTAAATATTCTAAAAGTTTCATTTTAAGAATTTACCTTATTGTTTTACTGCTGTTTGTTATTGCCTAGAGTTCAGACCCGGCTCCTTGCCCCAAAGCCCCCCATACCCCCCAGAGGAAGATAAAGAGCTTGGCACTGCCTGTGAGACGAGCCACGGACACTACCCCTGAACACACCCCGGCTTTTCAGCCAACCCTAGTTTCAGGGCCACCTCCTGCCGTGTTCGCGCAGTCGTCCTAGAGGATCTTTGATGGACGCATACAATGAAATTGCTGATTCGTTTTCATTAGACGAAAAAAAAGCCGCTGTAGTTAGGATTCTGGTAGGAACCCCATTGCTGGGGCAGAATCCTTACTAAAGCGGCCTTACTCTCAAACGGTTCCTACGCCGTTGATGTAGGTGCATTCTGACACGCTGGCGAACATACTGCAAGGAAAATCTTGAGTCTCAGAAAACGACATTCCTAGCGTAAAGGGCCAAGCCAATCGTTCTTCCTCGACTTTGCGCGCTGCTCGTAGTAGCGCATCAGATTTCCGCGCCGACGTTCCTCGATGTCGCCAGACTTGACTAGGCGAGCTTGTCGCATATCGTCGCGCTCCTTCTGCGTGAGCGGCTTTAGCGTGCAGGCGCGATCCTTTCCAGGCCCAGCAGAGAGGCGCTGCACGAATGTCCCCGTGTTGTTGCGCTTCTCCCGCCGCCAGCCTGAGACATAGCACCAACGGGCCGCATGCAGCTTCTCTACGGCGTTCTGCACGGCTCCCTTGGTTAGCCCTGTCTTCGCCATTATCTCGGCTCTGGTAGCCGGCATAGCGGCTAGAACTGCGTCTATGCGGTCCATGATGCTAGGCCAGAAACTTGTCTGTGGCGCGGCGATGCAACAGAGTACTCATGATGAGCGATTCCGACAGACTAGATGGGAAGTGAAGCTCATACTCACCATTCCTGACGACGATGACGCAAGCACCGCCAATTTCGCCAGCATCTACCGCGTCGGCCAGTTCGCGCAAGACAGCGCTAAAGTCAGGAGCAAGGTCAATGCTTGGCTTGCCGAACTCCGCATGTACAATTTTCATATTTCCCTTTCGGTGGTTGATGGTGCGCTAGATCGGCGATTACTTCAGACGCCGAACACCACACTTACGCAGCAGGCCGCGATATTGGACAGCTGTCATGCGCCAGTACAGATAGTTGAGGTCTTGGAGGGCATCGAGGTTGCGGGTCATTTCAGTTGCTCCTTCAGTTTTTTAAGTGCTGCCACGTAATGCGCCTTGATGGCTTTAAGTTCTTCAATGCTGAACTTCTTAGGCTCATGCCAGCCTTCCAGGCGGTCAACCTCAACCTGGCCGATCTTGGCGATAAGGCGAGGCCTATAAGATCGGATATTTCCGGAAAGATGGTTATTGCAAATACTGCATGCTTTATGTAGATTGGAAGGATCAAAGCGGGTGGTTTGGCAAGCCCCGACGCTGATAAAGTGCGAAGCATGCCATTGCCCTTGCCAGTCTGGTCCCTTGTCGCATGAGATACAGCCATCCAGCCGATCCCTGAAGCGTACCCAGGCATTCATAGCTGTCTGCGCTTCCCTGGCGTGGTCTGCGCGGCTCTTTAGTGCGGTGCGGCGTGCGCTGTCTACTTTGCGCTCCTGAGCCTTCCTGATGACCTCTGCGTGCGTTACTGCGCATTCTGGCTTGCAGACCTTGTGCATCATGTTGCGTGGCTCAAACGATTCTCTGCAAACTGCGCATTTACGCTTGCGCCGGCCAACTTCTGGCTTTGGCTCGGGAGGCTTGAACCCGGTCCTCACCAGTTGCTTGTTGCGGGATAGGCTCATGCGGCAGACCTGGCGAAGAACCCTGCCGGCAGATCAGCATACGGAGCCATGCCAAGCTGCTTAGCCTTCTTTATGACCTGCTTGATGTTGGGATCGATGATGATCTTAGCGACGCGCTCGCCCTTCTTCTTGCGCTGCGGTGCTGCGTTAGGCCGGCCTTTGTCTGATACAGTGTAGGCATTAGGCGACTGGCCCAACTTACTGCGCGCTCCTTCGGTGACTTCAAGGTAGCCACCGTCGCGCAGATGATGCAATGGTGTGCGCAGGGTCGAAGCAGCCTGCTTGTAGTGCGCGCACATTTGCATCATCGTGCAGCCAGGGTGAGCGGCGATGAAGTCGAACATGTTGCGCATGTGTTCGAGCACTTTCTTTTGCGTATCGTTCATTGGTCGAGTCCTTTGTGTTGGTTTCTTCTTTGTTAACTCAGGCATCCTGATGGCCTGGCGCTGGCTACCGAGCGGCTTTGCGAATTGCGCTTCCAGCTTGGCAAGGAAGCCATCGATCTGGTCGCGGTCGAATGCTACACAGTGACGATAGACTTTCTTGCTGCCGCCGTGGTTAGACTTGTGACGGTAGATCACGCCGCCCTCCAGCATCACCGCGACGTAGTTACGAACGCGAATCAGCGGCAAATCAAGCTCTACGCGCATTTCCTTCGTCGTCATGCCCATGGGCCTTAGCGCCATTACAGACAAGACGCGGCGTAGCTCTGCATTGCGCTTGACTGAGGACGGATTCGGGATCAGCGGAGGCATGTTAGGCTTTCGGATGAAGCTTCACGGCGACAGCGAGCATAGCCAGCGTTGTTTTCTGACCACGGGCGTCCAGCTTATCGAATAGAGCCAGAAGTTGCGCACGGTCCAATGCTTCTGCGTGCGTCAGTTGGTAGCGGGATGCTGCTGGAACTTCGGCTGCGTTAATTTTTGCTACAAGTTCTGCTTGAGTTTTCACAGGGTTGCCACCGCCCACCCCAGCTGTCCCGTTGTAATAGCACTCGTTGCTCATGATTTTCCCTCATTAGGTGACGCATGAAATTCAACGCCCATCGCAGCACCAAAGGCAAACACAGCCTCCAAGTATTGCGAAAAGCCTTTTACGGTCAATTGCTTTGTACTGCCGACAAGGACACGATTGCCGCCTGGATCAACGTCCCACTTCATGTAGCCTTCAATGCAAAGCTCAGGGTCGAAGTCATCAGGAAGTAGCTCGCGCTTGAAATACTCATGAAGCACTTCAACGCTATGCTGGCGACCTTCAAACCACGCTTGCCGAGAGATATCCAGCAATGGACCAGCAAACATGAGTGCCTGCTGGTCTAGCTTCCTAGCCTTCACCTCTTCGCGCAGGATTGCCTGAAGAGGTTTCTTCGCGTCGATTGGCATGTTCCGTACAGCAGCCAGCAGGTTGTCGCGGACCCGCTCGGAGCTGACTAGGAACTGGCGAGTGGCGAACTTGGGACGCATGGCTTACTCAGGCAACAGAGCCATGATGTCGCGCACCGGCATATCCGTCCGCAGATGCACGTTAATGATGATCTGCGCGCTGACGTTCAGGCGGCCGTGGCGGATCTTGCTGAGTACCGCAGGAGTGATGCCGATAAGACGGCCTAAAGCTGCGTCATTCTTCAGTTGACGCGACTTGATAATGTGGTCAAACAGTAAATGAGACGAGTCTTGGTGAAGGGTAGGCATGTATTGCTCCTTATGTCATATCCGTGATTGGATACGTCCATAATACGCCATCTTTGAGTAGCAAACAAGATACAATACGCAAAAGAAATCCCTTGTGTTGGTGTAGCATATTGGATATAGTGATGTTCAAGGCAGCGCAATCGCGAAGCCAAATAGGAGTGAACATGAAGCCACTATCGAAAGCCGCTCAGGAGCGCGCAGCAAGAAATGTCGGAGCCGACCCCGTGCTAGGCGCAGCGCACCTCAACGGTCAGCGCGTACCGGTGCGTGATCCGGCTCCAGCCAAACCACTGGCGGCTCTTTTGGGCCGCTTTAATATGAAGGGGAAGTGATGCCAAATCTGCCTAAATACTGCATGCCTACAGTTCGCCGCTTCCCTCGCGCCGGTATCGTCTTCGCCATCATCGTTGCTGCCTGCTTGCTGGGCGCTAAAGCTGGAGGTGTGCTGTGAGCGACAAACTCGATTTTGACTGGATCAACAGTCTAGGCCAGCTTTATGCAAACATTTTTGGCACGTGGTGGCCTGTTCACGACATTGAAGTGCAAACTGGACTTATGCGAATCGATGTTTGTGGATTGCTTGACCTGAAGGATTTGCATGATGCTCGCAAATTCAAAAACGATGACGGCCAAGAATTTGAAGTTGACGATTTTTACCTGGATGGCGACCGAGCTACCGGCGTCAAAGTCTAACCGCTGTTCCACCACTACAAGGAATGAAAATGAAAAAAGTCAAGATCAATATTGCAGTGAAATCG